GGATGACTCGCACTCAATAAACATACCTGATGAGGGTATCCGCGTGTCTGATATTTATGTTTCGGTGGAAACTAATATCACGGCAATGACGATGTTTTATAGCTAGGTAACTCAAATGGCTCGTGAAGTTTCTTCAATAAGCAGGGTATGCACTTCTGAGCCTTTTGAGCTTCAAGTCGCTAGGGGTCAAATTGCCTACCATGAGTCTGTTTACAAGTTTGGCAACAATTCAGAAGTTGCGGACTCCATAGAGACCATTTGGCAACAGGGCGGACTGTATTCATACCTGTCTGCGGCGACCGTGTTGAAGGTTTCCAGTAGCTCCACCAATGACGCTTCGGCGGGCACGGGGGCCAGAACCGTTGAGTTGTTTGGACTTGGTGGCGATTACAACGAAATATCAGAGACTGTCACCCTAAATGGGCAGACGGCGGTCAACACCACGCAGTCTTTTTTGCGGATAAACCGGATGATTGTCCGGTCTGCGGGGTCTGGAGGGGCAAACGCAGGGGTCATCTATGCGGGCACCGGCACTGTCACCACGGGCGTACCAGCAAACATTTATGCAACCATCAACGGGGACGGCTCAAACCAGACCCTGATGGCGCTATGGACTGTACCGGCGGGCTATACAGCCTATCTGATGCAGTATGATGTTTCTAATGGCACAACATCAAACACGCCCGCAGTGTGCCAGCTATCGCTGGTTGCAAGGCCGTATGGCGAGGTATTTCAAACTAAAGATGTAAAATCACTCACCACGGGGATGCACATCGAAAACACGCTTGTTATCCCAATTAAATTCGCGGAAAAGACGGATATTGAGGCGCGGGCGATTTCTTTTTCGGCAAGTGTAACTTTTAATATATCCGCCGCTTTTGAGATTATTTATATTAAGAATGGTAGTGAGCTTGCCTAATGGCTACAACTAAAAACGTAACACGGTCTTCATCCGGTCGATTGTCTTACCGAGGGGAAACGTTTTCTGGTTACAACAAACCGAAACGAACTCCTGGGAAAAACAAAAAATTTGCGGTTTTAGCCAAAAAAGGCGAGGACATCAAGATTGTTCGGTTTGGTGACCCGAACATGACAATTAAAAAGAATATCCCTGGACGTAGGGCAAATTTTAGAGCGCGACATAACTGTGACACGGCCAAAGATAAATTTACGGCACGTTACTGGAGTTGTAAGAAGTGGTAGATATTGACGTTCATGATGTAGATAAGCGTTTGAGCAACGTTGAAGTAACGTTAAACCGCTTAGAAAACAATCATTTATCCCATATTGAGAAGAAAATCGACAAGCTGGATAACCGCTTGTGGATGCTGATTATGGTTGTGACCGTTGAGTTAGTTGGAATAATCGGGATTTTATTGAAATGAGTCGCGTAAGAACTGGGACAGTCGTGCCTGCTTCTAAGTGCGGCGTCATTAAGATGGCTAAAGGTGGAGAAGCAAAAAAGAAAAAAGGTAACAAAATATGCCCAGAAGGCATTGCTTGGGCAAAACGTACTTTTGATACCTATCCCAGTGCTTATGCCAATTTAGCGGCCTCTAAATACTGTAAAGACCCTAATTACGCAAAGAAGTCGAAGAGAAAGAAGCGTGGGTGATTTAAAGAAATGGGTTGACCAGGACTGGGTCAGGATAGACAGCTCTGGGAACATCGTTGGGAAATGCGGCACGTCTAAGGATAAAAAGAATCCTGATCGGTGCTTGCCAAGATCAAAGGCAGAAAGCCTGTCTAAGGAAGAACGTGCTGCCACTGCTCGTAAAAAGAAACGAGAGGGCAAAAAGGGTAAACAGGTTGTTTCTAACACCAAGAAAGCCAAAGTTCGCAATTTAAACATGGGTGGCGAAGTGAGTCGTGGGTGTGGGGCAATCATGTCTAACCGCAAAAAAAGAACACGGTATGCATGAATTCTTTGTTGACGACGAAAAAAAGATTTACAATGAAATTAGAGAGTGGTCAAAAACACTCCTAGAAGAAAACAACCCAGATTTCAATGGGTTACCCGCTTGCCCATATGCCAAAGCAGCTTGGGCAGCGCAACGGGTTTCGGTTATTTTTAAACGCGATCCCGCGAATTATCATGACTTGTGGTCAGTCATATCTACCTGGGACGACAAGGTGGATTTGGTAATCATCGTGGACCTGGCGTTTCCCGAAGACTCGGAAGCCTTCCACGAATACCTCGATGACATCAATCAAGCCATATCTGACGGTGTGTTTATAGACCGGGACACCTGGGTTATGGGGTTTCACCCAGACCAGGAACCCAATGAGCTTGTAGACAATGGCTCTTTTGAGCCAACAACCGCAGAAGAATATGCGATGATATTCGTTCAGCGCCTTAGCAAGCTGGAGGAATCAGCGGATAAGATACGAAATTTAGGTTATTATGACCGTTATTTTGACGAATATGACGTCGAAAACATGTACAAGGTTCGCCACGAATTTTACAGGAGATTGAAGGATGGGTAGCTCCAGAGTAAACATAGGTAATGCAGCTCCTAGCAGGAAGAAAGTTAAAAAGCCGAAGAAAATGAGGGGCGGTGGATCAGTGGGTGACCCTCTTAAAATGAAAGACGGGGGAGGTCTGCAAGACATGAGTGGCGATGGTAAAATTACGCAAAGAGACCGTATTATGGCGGCTAGAGGCGAAAAGCCAATTAAGAGAGCTATGGGTGGCGTTGCTAAGAAGTCAGGCGTCATTAAGAAAACTCCTGGACCCGGCTAAAAAATGGCTGTTTCAGGTTCTAAAAATTTTGAGTTAGACGTCACCGAGTACATCGAGGAGGCGTTCGAGCGTTGCGGCAAAGAGGTTCGTACAGGCTACGACATCAAGACCGCTAAACGCTCTATGAACCTGTTGTTTGCTGATTGGGCAAACAGGGGGCTTAACTCCTGGACGATAGAGCAGTCCACACAGGCTCTGGTTGCTGGAACGGCAGAATATACGCTTGGGTCCGATACCATAGACATTTTGTCAGCAGCCGTTCGCCGCGATAACGTGGATTACAACATAGAGCGGTTAAGTCGTGACGATTACCTGGGTGTGCCTAATAAAACCACTCAGGGACGTCCCTCACAGTGGTTTCTGGACCGTCTAATAAGTCCTGTGTTAAAGCTGTGGCCTGTCCCGGAGAACAGCACAGACGTGGTGGTATTTGACCGTCTTGTCCGAATGGATGACGCGGACACCGCCCAGAACACGGTGGAAATGCCGTTTAGATTTTACCCTTGTTTAGCTGCCGGGTTGGCTTACTACATAGCCATTAAGAAGGCTCCTGACAGGGTGCAGTTATTGAAAGCTGTGTATGAAGAAGAGATGGAGCGGGCCATCAGTATGGACCGTGACCGGGCTTCCTTTAACATTGTGCCAAGCTTGGCGTATTCGCAGAACTTGTAATGGCTAAATTTGCTGTTGGTAAAAATGCCTATGGCATTTCAGATAGAAGCGGGTTTCGTTACAAGCTGAACGAGATGAAACGGGAGTGGAATGGTCTCCTGGTGGGTAAAGATGAGTGGGAAAAGAAACAACCTCAGTTAGAGCCCCGAAGAACCATTACAGACCCGCAGGCTTTGCGTAATCCCAGACCGGATCGCGTAGAGCCTATGGACGTTTATGTAGGCTTGCCTACCCCGGATGCCCCCGATTTACGGCCTGTGACCGGATTTGGTCAGGTTGGTAGCGTGACAGTGGTGATTTCATGAGTTTTACTTATGACGAGTTAAAAACGGCGATACAAGACTACACTCAGAATTCTGAGACCAGTTTTGTAAATAACCTGCCTGTTTTTATTCGCGTGGCTGAAGAGCGTATCTTAAAGAACGTTCAGCTTACGCTTTTTCGTAAGAATGCCAGCGGAACCACCACAGCAAGTAACCAGTATTTAGCGGCACCTAGTGATTTTTTGGCTCCGTTTTCTTTATCGTTTACCACGGGTGGGGATAAAACGTTTTTAGACTACAAAGACGTTAACTTTGTGCAAACCTACAACCCAGATCCAACGGACACAGGCGCACCAAGGTATTACGCTTTTTTTGACGACTCCAACTTTTTGCTCGGACCCACGCCCGATGCAAATTACGACGTGGAGTTGCACTACTTTTATCGCCCAACAAGTTTGACTGCGGGGGCAGGAAGCGGAACTACCTGGCTAAGTGAAAACGCTGAAATAGCCTTGTTATACGGGTCTTTGATAGAGGCGTACACTTACATGAAAGGTGAGCCGGACATGATGCAAGAATATGAAAAACGGTTTGCTGAAAGTGTGGTTGCTATGAAGAACTTTGGTGAGGCCAAAGAAGTCACCGACGCATATCGAACAGGTTTGGTTATTAGGGATAAAGCATAATTGAAAGCGTACAAACAACGCTAGGCAATGGCTAGTTGCCTGAAGAACTGGCCAACTCAGAATAGAACCGCGTTAATTTAAAAGGAAATACAAATGGCTATTACACAGGCTATGGCAACATCATTCAAAGTCGATATTCTTGACGGGACTTTTGACTTTAGCAGCGGCACAGCACAGGTCTTTAAGCTGGCCTTGTATACGTCGTCAGCTACGCTGGATGCGACTACTACTGCGTATTCTGCGACTAACGAAGTCTCGGGTACGGGCTACTCTGCTGGCGGCGGTACGCTGACTATCTCAGCTAACCCTGCGTCTAGCGGCACCACGGCGTTTTTAGATTTTGCAGACCTTACGTTTTCTAGTGCGACGATTACTGCTCGCGGTGCGCTTATTTACTTAGCTAACGGCGGCACTAACCCTGCGGTAGCGGTTCTGGATTTTGGCTCAGACAAAACTTCAACTGCGGGTGACTTTACTATCGTCTTCCCTGCTGCTGATGCGAGCAACGCCATTATTCGTATCGCCTAAAACTGAGAGACCGTAGCTATGGTGACTTTAGTTAATAGAGCTAAGATGTCCACTGCTACGACAGGGACAGGGACGATTACGCTCGGTTCTGCTGTAGCAGGGTTTCAGACTTTTGCAGATGCTGGCGTAGCAAACGCCGAGACTGTTAGGTACACCATCGAAGATGGTGCTGCGTTTGAGATAGGCACTGGCACATACACTTCGTCAGGGACTACGCTTTCCCGTACCCTTATTGAAAGTAGCACAGGTTCCCTTCTTAACCTCTCCGGCAGTGCTATTGTCTATGTAACTGCCGCCGCACAAGACCTCCAAAGTGATACCGCTAATACCGCTTCTACACTAGTCGCTCGTGATGCGTCTGGTGACTTTAGTGCGGGTACAATTACGGCTGCTTTGTCGGGTAATGCTACTACTTCAAGCTCCACCACAGGTAATGCCGCAACGGCAACATCCCTTGAAACTGCTCGTACTATTGGTGGTGTTAGTTTTGATGGCACAGCTAATATCAACTTGCCCGGGGTTAATACCTCGGGAAACCAAGATACTTCGGGTAACGCAGCTACCGCTACTGCTCTTGCTACAGGCAGGACAATCAGCTTAACGGGTGATGTCACTGGCACTTCCGGTAGTTTTGACGGCACTGGAAACGTAAGCATTGCGGCTACCATTGCGGCTAACTCTGTTGCTTTAGGCACCGACACTACGGGCAACTACGTTGCTACTATTGCAACTGGCGCGGGGCTGGATGGCAGCGGCTCAAGTGAGGGTTCTACCCCTACTATTACCCTAGACCTAAATGAGCTAACCACCTCTACCACCAACGGTGACGGGGACTATTTCGTAGTTGTCGATACTAGCGGCGTACAGCGCAAGCTCACTAAGGGCAACATTAACAACAGTGGGTTTAACAACGACGCGGGCTACACGACAAACGTAGGCGACATCACAGGTGTAACGGCAGGCTCTTTCCTCACGGGCGGCGGTACTTCGGGCACAGTGACTCTAAACGTCGATGCAACCTCTGCTAACACTGCAAGTAAGGTTGTAGCACGAGATGCGTCTGGTGACTTTAGTGCGGGAGCTATTACTGGTACTAGCTTCGTATCCTCTGGAAACATGACCTTTGGTGATAATGACAAGGCCATCTTTGGTGCTGGTTCTGACCTAGAGATTTATCATGATGGTAGTCAAAGCATTATTGCTGATGTAGGGATAGGGCCATTAGTAATTAAAGGAGGAAATAACGGAATTATTTCGCTAGAAAATGGAAATGGCGAAACAATGTTAAGTGCCACAGGCAATGGCGCTGTCACTCTTTATTACGATAACGCAGCCAAACTCGCCACAACCGCCACGGGCGTAACAATTACAGGCACAGCAACAGCCACTACATTCTCCGGCGCCCTGTCAGGCAACGCTACTACCGCTACTGCTCTGGCCACAGGCAGGACAATCAGCTTAACGGGTGATGTCACAGGTACTTCGGGTAGTTTTGATGGTAGTGGGAACGTAAGCATTGCGGCGACTATCGCGGCGAACTCTGTGGCGTTGGGCACGGACACTACCGGTAACTACGTTGCTACTATTGCAACTGGCACTGGCCTAGACGGAAGCGCCTCAAGTGAGGGGGCAACACCCACAATCTCGTTAGATTTAAGTGAGCTTGCTACCTCTACTACAAATGGAGACGGTGACTTTTTTGTAGTTGTTGATGCTTCAAACGTACAGAGGAAACTGACCAAAGCCAACATTAACAACAGCGGGTTTAATAACGATGCTGGTTACACCACCAACGTGGGCGACATTACGGGCGTAACAGCAGGAACCTACCTGACTGGTGGGGGCACTTCCGGCACAGTCACGTTAAACGTCGATGCCACCACTACAAACACAGCCTCTAAAGTCGTAGCTCGTGATGGTTCCGGTAACTTCGCAGCGGGTACTATTACTGCGGCTCTTAGTGGTAACGCTACTACGGCAACCACAGCGACAAACCAATCCGGCGGCACCGTTTCTGCAACGACAGGAAGTTTTAGCACTTCAGC